ATCAGGATCATGCAAAAAAGACTCGGTGTTGATTGTATTACTCTTGACCAACGCTGCGTTGCTAATTTCTCTAAAGACAGTTGCGACTGAGCTTCTGCCGACTACATTAGCAGATCTAAAACTTGGCCTGTTTCCTGTCCTTGATCTCATGTTTTACTCTATTCTAAATTTTGCGGCGACATCATTTATCAAGATATCAAGCCCTTTATTAACTATCTTGAAGTCAAATGTGTATGTTCTACCGCGTGGTAAGGAAGACATGTAGAAATCGAAATAATGTGTTGTCGCATCATTTGAAGTTTGAGTTCCAGGATCGTGAAATGGAATTATGACTTCATCGCTTTCAAAGTCTCTAACTCTATAAAAGCATTTGTCAACTACAATCCCATTGTTTTCAAGAGGAATTTTTTTATATACGACGTCTCTAGTAAAATCTTCAATAAAGAGCCTAAATCTAGACATTTCTGTTGTCTTATAGGCTGAACGCATATTTGTTATATTGACAAAGTATCGTTCGGGTGTCTGGATGAATGACGTTCTTTCAACAGGTTTTACGGTTAGAGAACCTGTGTAGTAACCTACTGATCCATCGATAGAGCCCCAGATTTCGTCGAATGTGATCGATCCTGATGTCAGGATGTGAGGTCTAATCGCAGGATCAAATGAGCTTATTGCAAATGATGACGTATAAATCCCGGTTTGAAAGTTTTGTCCTATCTTAAATTGAGAACCAGAGAATGATTGTGAGATTGAACCAGTCACAATTTTCAAGATCATGCAATTATTACCGGATATTTGTGTTGCTGAAGTTCCTGATAGGATATTTGCTGCATATCCTCTGTGATAGTTATTGAGAAAAATTGATCCTGTGATATCGAAATACATCATCTCGTGATCATCACTAATCGTGTCATCATATGTCACAATTAGCTTTGGGCGCTTTGATGTGTTCGTTGTATTCCTTGACGCAAACCTCTTTACAAATCTTGTCTTAGTATCAGTTTCTTGTGATCCCGAGTAGGAAACTCTAAAACCACAATCAGGTATCAGGCCCACAAGCGTCCCAGATATGATTTTGGTAATATCGACTTCAAGATCTTCAGTTCCGATGGAGAAAGATTGTGTAACAAAGAGATTCACTATTCCTTGACCATCCTTAAGGTTGCCCGATGAGATGATATCGATATCAGCACTGCCTAATAGACCCATGGCATTGGCACCAGGACTACTCCAGGTAACTGGCGTAGTGGAAACAGACGCTGTTATGAAATTACAGACATCAAGATCTTCAAATCTCACAACATCTTTGCCAATTCCTTCATCAAAAGATTTTGAAAGTGGAAAGACTGACAGAGTAAAATTAGATGGAGTCGTTTGGCCTGCGTAGACATCTGAAAGTTTTAACACGCACTTGAAGTTTGCTGACTTTATATCCAGCGTTGTTTGTGTCATCTCTCTGATGGGTGTTAGATCAAAATATATCAAGCCTCTTGAAAGCTCAATTGGCGCATCTTCTGTCGATATTGAATTTTCATCATAGAGCTTAAAAATGTCAATTGTGCCTGCTTGACCTACATTGGCATCTGTGACTCTGATCTGGCCAATGATCTTATTGGTCACATATGTATCTTTGTTTGGCTGGATGATTCTATACATTTGTCACCTATACAGCATTTCCAATTATGTCGTATTCTGGATATTTTAATTCAAAGATACCACCCGGCGGCGGCTGGATCATTCCGCGCATAGTGTGTTGCCTTAAATTGTACGCCACACTCGAGTATTTCCGATCTTTAACTGTGTCTCGAAGATTTCTAAAGTTGTAATTCTCAAGTGAAACAATACCGTCTTGATTCAAAATTAAATTCAAGATATCGCTAATGACTATAGGCTGGTCTATTTGAAAATTCTTTGTTCTTAGGTAGTTTGAAATAGACTGGTTTATCTTTCCTAGTGTTGTCGTCTTATCAACATTATCTGCTATTGCAACTGTGTAGTTGAACTTGTAGTTAACGACAGGTGAATCAAGAATGTCAACTGCGTCAGATGTCAATCTAAACTCATTTAAATATTTGGCAAGATTTCTCTTAAGAGAATCAGGCGAAACTGTCAAATAACCATCAGCATCTCTGCTTATAATATAGAGCAGAGATGAAAGAGGATTTGTTGGATTAGATCGAACACCAACTCTATAAACTCTTCCAAAATTTGGTGGCATTGAGTAGACTCTTGCAATGAGATCTGGCTTCGTAACTATTCTCGATTGTGAATTCTTGTAATTTAATGCTATCGCTCGAAATTCATCAAGCGTAGGAGCGTTCTCGCCGCCCGAGGCTGCTTCTGGATTATTCACTTCAAGGTTGCTTCTTATCTGTGCGATCTTTCCTGCCGGAACACTTTGATTAAACGAAGTCAAAAGAGAGACAACAGATCTTAATGTTCTAGGCGCAACATTGTGATTTAGGCCGCCTCCGGCACGATATGTGATTGTCAGCGTCGTATTTGTTGGAGAAACTCCCAAGCTATTTGTTGATAATAGCGAATTTGGATCTATTGCTACTCTAGAAAAAGTCTTTCTATCTCCGTAAAGCGGCAAAGCAATTTCGCTAGGATCGGGAATTATATCATCATCAGTAGAATCTGCGCGGCCAGATCCAAAAACGATAGTCGTTATTGATGAGTTTATTGAAGTCCTAGTAATAAACCTGTATGGTGCAGGAATGATGTACAAATTATCAGGAACAGTCTCTGAGTCTGATGTTGTATTTGCAACTTTTTTATAGACGACATCGTTGCTTAATGCCTCAACTTCATAGTATTCATTAAGGTCGGTGTCAACTATTCTAGTAATTTCTGACACATTGCTTCTTGAAAGTGTTATGCTCCTAAAGGGAATAAACTCACTTGAGACAGTTATGTTCTCTTCAATAGTTTCTCCAGACGTACAAAGACCTGTAAGCTTTAATGAAAATGTTCTAGGTTTGCCTGCATTATCTGTAAGTACAACACTAACATCTGCGTAAAGCTTTCCATTGCGATCGGCTTTGGAGAAATCAAGATCATCTAACAACTCAAATATCGTTCCGTTGTTTGATTGTAATTTTGTTCGAGACCTTATTATAGGCAGGTAGTCTCGTTTGGGTCGATAGACACCATTGACAACTTCAGCTTCAACTTTTACATAAAAGTCAACATTGCAAAGAGCTGGAGATGCACCTGTAATTTTTACACCTGCAAGCCTGACGTGTCTTTCTATGTTATTTGGCTCGACAGCAGTCTCAAGATTCAATTCATTGAACTGGTGGTCCATGTAAAATGACATAACGTCGCCAACATACGCAGTTAAATCATTGAACATTCCACCAAGTGAAGCGTCACCATAATCCTGGATCTTATCAGGATAGTATGTAGTTGAATATCGAAAAAGCTCCGCTCTTAATGAGTCAAAATCTCTATTAAGGTACGATCTTTCCTTCTTTTGAAGTAGACTCTTTTTAAGATTAAATGATGACATGTCTAACTCACGTTCGTCAATGTGATATTAACTCTTCTATCTTGAACACCCAAAGATGGGATTGCAAAAATAACACTTACATTTACTCTAGCAAATCCATCATTTTTTGAAGGAAGCGGCGAAGTGTTGACTGACTGGATAGTAATTGCTGGCATATACTTTTCTGTAGTTGACTTAATTGCCGCCGATGCCTTATTATCCCAATCGTCTTGAGAGATTCTTTCTGTCAAAAGTGATCTAAGGTTTGCGCCAAAATCAGGTTTAGCAAGACGCTCTCCGTAGTTTGTTAAAATCATATTCTTAAAATCGTCAATGACACCTTCAATTACATCTGATGTTGTTTTGAATGTGTCGCCAGTCTTATTTGGAAACTGGAGTGGTGTAACGATGCTGAAGGGTGTGACTATCGGTTGTGGTGGATTTGACACACGAGCAGTTAATGCGCCGCCTGCGCCTTTAAAAGTCCTACCTTGCGGTGTGATTGTAGTTGAATTTGCCATCTAACATAATTAGGCGATTGCTTAAGACACTATATCTAAAGCTTTTGCTGCGCTCAATACTACTAATCCAGATCCTAGA